GGATGCCGCTCGGGATGCCGCTTGGGCTGCCGCTCGGGCTGCCGCTTGGGATGCCGCTCGGGCTGCCCAACTGGCAATGACGGTGGAAGTTTTAAGGAGGTTGGCGTGATGGAAGACTTGAAGGATTTTTTGGACAGCGTGCTGCCGGGAGACGAGGACGAATAGAAAAAGCCCGGCGGCAACCGGGCTTCCAGAGGAGGAGAGGCAAGGAGATATTTTCCTTGCCTCGAATTATACCACGAGGAGGGAAGACATGAAGGATTCCATTGTGGTGAATGTGAGGATGGAACCGGAGCAGGTCCGGGCGCTGGACATTCTCGCCGGGACGGAAAACCGCACGCGGTCCGGAATGCTGAGAAAAATCATTACTGAATGTCTGGATGTTCCGCGAGATAGCGGTCAACAGCAAGGCCGATAAGCCACGTCAAAGTATTCGAGACCGGTCTTGTTTCGGCCTTGGCTATCCTTGCAACTTTTTCATCTATATCGTCCGTCAATCGGACGCTGCGCACTACTGTAGCCACTTGCACCACCCCCGAGTACATTCTACCACAAGAAAAGAGATTATTTGTAGTCGTTTGTAGTAGACATAACTACAGGCCTGTAGTAGAATGTAGTAGAAATAACTACAGGAGCATTGAAGGGAGGCTGGAACTTTGACAACCGAAGAGAGGATCATGGAAGCGGTGGACGACAACATTACCCACTGGTGCACGAATTGCCCGGACGCGGATCACTTCCCGGCGGACATCACCGGGCCGGAGGAGTGGGTATGCGCCAAGTGGATTTATCCCGGATCGGACGGGTGCCTCCGTCGGGACAGGTACGAGGACATTCAAGCCCTCGCACGGTAGATAGTAGATATGGTGGAGCATGGGGAGGCAATCGCATGGCAATCAATCTGAAACGAACAAGCACCATCGCGGCGGACGGGGTGAAGGTTTTGGTGTACGGGCAGGCGGGAGCGGGGAAGACGTGTTTGATCCCATCGCTGCCGAATCCGGTGATTCTCTCGGCGGAGGGCGGACTGCTCTCCATCGCCGGGACGGATATTCCGTACATTGAAATCGGGTGCATGAAGGATTTGGACGAGGCGTACAAGTGGCTCGTCGGCTCGAAAGAGGCGGGAGAGTTTCAGTCTGTGGCGCTGGATTCGATCAGTGAAATCGCCGAGGTGGTGCTTTCGGCTGAGAAGAAAACACAGAAAGACGGACGCGCCGCTTATGGAGCAATGGGCGAACAGATGACGGACTTGATCCGCGCTTTCCGCGATCTCCCCGGCAAGCACGTGTACTTTTCGGCGAAGCTGGAGAAAGCCCAGGACGAGATGGGGCGGATTTTGTACGCTCCTTCCATGCCTGGGAACAAGGTAGGACAGCAGCTCCCCTACTTCTTCGACGAGGTGCTGGCGTTGCGGGTGGAGAAGGACAACGAGGGCGTTCCGCAACGGATGTTGATGTGCATCCCCGACGGCATCTGGACGGCGAAGGATCGCTCCGGCGCGCTGGATCAGTGGGAGGCTCCCGATCTTGGGGGCGTGATTGCGAAGATCGGAGGCGCTGCGAATGCTCAACCTTTCTGAAGCCCCCGTGCGCGGCGCGACGAAGGAGGAGTCTGAGAGGAGATTCATCGCCCGCGACGGGAAGGTGATCAAGGCGCACTCCCCGGCTGAGAGCCGACACGATCTGATGCGGCTGTGGTGGGAGTTCAAGCGTCAGGAAGAGCTTGCCGTGACGCAGCGGCGCGAGATCGAGGAGATGTTGACTTCCCATTTGCCGGAGCAGTGGGAGGGTTCGGAGACGGAGCGCGATGGGGAGTTCAAGGTTGTGATCTCCCGGCGGTTCACGCGCAAGGTGGACAGCGACGTGCTTCAGGCGACGGCGCGCGAGTTCGGACTTGAGGAGTATCTGCCGGAACTGTTCCGGTGGAAGCCGGAGGTGGATGCGAAACGGTGGAAGGGCGCTCCCGCCGAAGTGACGGCGAAATTGGAGCGGGCGATTACGGTGACGCCGGGCAAGGCGTCCGTCAAAATCACACTTGAGGAGGAGTAGAACATGGCCATACTCGACGAAGAAATCATTATAGAGGAACTTCCCGAAGAATCGTCTCCAGACCCGATACCGGCGGGGTGGTACGAGGCGACGACCGTGGCGGCGGAACTGAAGGATACGAAGGATTCCTCCGGGAAATACATCAAGGTGCGTTACGACATCGCCGGCCCGACGCATCAGGGGCGCTGCGTTTTCGGCAATCTCAATATCAGGAACGCCAGCCCGAGAGCCGAGGAGATCGGAAAGGCGCAGCTGGGCTCGCTGTGCAAGTGCATCGGAATTACCGACAGGTTGCGCGACACCGACCAGCTCGTCGGTCACGCGGTGCAGATCAAGGTGGGCATCCGCAAGGATACGACAGGACAGTACGGCGATCAGAACGACGTGAAGGGGTTCAAGCCCATCGACGGAGACGCGCCAGTCATGATGGGGCCTTCCCCGCAGAGCAAGTTCGCCCCGGCGCAGAAGTTCGCCCCGGCTGCGAAAGCGGCTCCGGCGACGGCTCCGGCAAGCGCTCCGTGGAAGAAGTGACGATACGATGGCGGAAATTCCGGAGAGTATTCACACCGTAGCCGCCAAAATCGACGAGTGGCATGAAGAGCATCAGGAGGGACCGCGCCCGCACATGGGCGCGTCCCTTCTGGGGCATCCGTGCGACAGGTGGCTTTGGCTGACGTTCCGGTGGGCGGTGGTGGAGAAATTCAACGGCAGGATGCTTCGTCTCTTCCGGCGCGGGCAGAGGGAAGAAGAATTGATCGTCTCCGACCTCCGCGCCGCCGGGATGGAAGTGCATTCGACGGGGGCGGAGCAGTCGCGGGTGGACTTCGGAGCGCATGTCTCCGGGAGTATCGACGGCATCATCGAGAAGGGCGTTCCCGAGGCCCCGGCGAAGAGACACGTTCTGGAGTGCAAGACGCACTCGCTGAAGTCCTTCAAGGCACTCTGCGACAAGGGCGTGCGGGAAGCGAAACCGCAACACTGGTGTCAGATGCAGCTGTATATGCACGGAACCGGCATCGACCGCGCGCTCTACTTCGCCGTTTGCAAGGACGACGACCAGATTTACACGGAACGCGTCCGCTACGACGAGGAGGCGGCGAAGGCTCTTGTGGAGCGGGGGCGAAGGCTGACGCTGTGCGAACGTATGCCGGAGCCGCTTTCGACGGATTCAACATGGTATCAGTGTCGCTTCTGCCCGGCGCACTCGGTTTGTTTCGAGTCGAAGCTAACGAAGGAGATCAACTGCCGCACGTGCGCGCTTTCTACGCCAACGGAAGACAGCACGTGGCTATGCGCCCGGTACGGGAATGAAGAAATACCGGTGGACGCACAGCGCGAGGGGTGCGACGGGCATGTACTCCATCCCGATCTTGTGCCGTGGAAGTGGCTTCCGTCGGACGATGGACTGACGGCGATGTACGAGATCGACGGAGAGGTTGTCAAAAACGGACTGCCGGGAGCGACGGTGCATTCGTCGAAGGAGCTGCTCGGGTTGATTGGTTGGGAGGTGGATGGAGACGATGAAAGTCCTGTGCCCCGTGTCGAGGCTGGAGTGTCTGCGTGAGACGTGCGCGGTATGGGTGCAGTCGGAGAAACGCTGCGGGCTGACCGGAGGGAGGCCGGTGGAAAGGCCGGACAAGCTCTACACCGTGAAGGAAGCGGCGGAGTATCTCAATCTGCATGAAATGACGGTGTATTTGCGATTGCGTAAGGGAGAGATGTACGGGGTTCGCACGGGGAGATTGTGGCGCATCCCGGAGAGCGCTCTTCGCGAAATAGCCGCTTTGCAATGATTCTGCGCGACTATCAGAGGCAGGCGATTGACTCTCTCTACGACTGGTTCCGCAAGAATGACACGGGGAATCCGTGCTTGGTGCTGCCTACAGGTGCTGGGAAGAGCGTGATTTTGGCGGAACTCTGCCGGGACGCGCTCTCTTCGTGGCCTGGTACGCGGATTTTGATTCTGAGCCATGTGAAGGAATTGCTCGAACAGGACGCGGAGAAGATACGGATTCTCTGGCCGGACGCG